CATCTACATCGAGAACGGCGTGGCCCCGAGCACCACATAGGCCTGGCCTGCCTTGCCCGCGTCGCCCGCGGTGATGACATCCCAGGGCAGGCTGACCCAGGTGTCGGGCTTCACGGTTAGCTCTTTGGTGAGCTGGGTGCGGCTGAACTTTGGCACGGTCTCGTCCTCTCCTGATGCACCGCCGCCGCTGCCGCCACTGGCAGCGCCGTGCGGAATGGTCACGCCGTTGACATCCCAGGCCCAGCCCGCGAACGGCAGGCCCCAGTTGCGTTCAATCCATCCGATGTCGGTGGTGCCGACGCGACCTGATGATGGGTAGTCGGAGCTGCGCACCTTGCCGCCGCCGAGCGAGGGCGTGATGTGCCCATAGCCCTGGCTGCCGCCCGTCCAGTAGACCATCGAGCCGCGCGGCGGGTTGCGGTCGCCTGGGTGCCTGTCGATGGTGTTTCGCCAGGCGGTGCTGGCATCTGGGTACACCGCGGGGATGCCCGCCATGCTGCGCGAGAACTGCAAACACATGCCGGATGCCCAGCTCGTGGTGGCCTCGGCGTTGCGGGCGGTTGTCTCGGCGTCGTAGACCATCGGGCTACTCGTCGGGCTGGGGCTCGACCTCGGGCTGCTCGGCCTGGTCGGGCTGGTCGGCCTCTGATGGCTCGGTGGCCTCAGGGTCCTGGGTGGGCTGCTCGGGCTGCTGCTCGGACATGGGCGTTGCTTCCTTCCTGTTGGGTGGAGCTAGACGGCACGGATGATGAACCAGAGCGAGCGCCACGGGTTGAGCACGTCGACAGGGCTCACCACACCGCCCGCTGAGGTCGACGCGATGGATGAGGTTTCGGTGTTCGGCAAGGTGCCGTCGCCTGTGCTGCCGCCGTGCGCGTGCCCGCCGTAATTGCTGTTGCGTGGCGCGCTGCCCGCCGCGGTGCCGCCGCTGACTGGCGCGGTGTCGGCGGCCTGGCCGGTGATGGCGTGCACGTGCGCGGCCTGTTTGTGGACGTGCGCCATGGGGTGCGCGTGCGACAGGGCTGCGGCTGCCACCGTCGAGCTGCCGCCGATGGTGCCCAGTGCCTTGGTGCCCGAGCCGATGGGGAATCGGTCGGTCATGTCGGGCAACGTGGTGCTGCCGAGCAGCGAGGCCAGAGCGGGGTAGGCGGTCAGCGAGAACGTCGAGCCGTCGAGCGGCAACCAGCCCGCGGGTATGGCGCTCTTGAGGCCCCAGAACATCGTCACCTCGCCGAGCGGGCGCAGAATCTGGTCGAGGGTGAGGCCCGCGGTGTTGCCTGGCGCTGGGGTGAACGTCGGCGAGGCCACCTGGCCATCGACTCCGAATCCCAGCGTCATCACCCAGGTGGTGGTGGTTATCCGATGCTCGATGCTCTGCACGCGTAGGTCGTCGCCCAGGTCGGCGGCCAGGTTGTTGACGGTCACCAGGGCCTCGAGGTCGAGCAGCGCCCTGTCGGTGGTGATGTGCTCGGGCTTGATGATGGGCACCGTGACGCTGTTGATGCGGCGCACGGGCGTGCCGTTGGCGTCGAGAATGGCCTGGGCGTAGTCGCCCAGGGTGGTGGCGTCCTCATGGATGCCCTGCACGCGGAAGTCAGCAGAGAACGCGCCCCACTCGGCCACGCTCTCGGCGTCGACGTACGGCCCATAGGGAATCTCGTCGGTGTCGCCCGTGGTCGCGTTGAACCGCTGGTAAGCCAGGTTCACCTCGTTGATGACGGCGGCGGTGTTGAAGCTGATGTCTATGTCGGAATAGATGTCCTCATCGACCACGGGCACCGTGATGGTGGCGGTGGCTTCCATGACGGCGGGCGCGGTGGTCGCCGCGGTGTAGTGCGCGAGGATGCGAGCCGCCGACAGCTCGCCCGAGTAGACGGCGACCTCATCGACGGTGCCCTGGTAGGTGAACGTGTTGTTTTGGTAGGTGCCGACCTCGAGCGACTGGGCGGGGTTGGTGGCCAGCGACCCTGTCAGGGCGGTGGATTGGGCCACCTGGGCACCGTTGATGTAGAGCCGCGCCTGGCCCGACACGTAGGTGGCGACCACGTGATAGGTCTGGCCAACCGTCGGCGCGGTCGCCCAGGCCAGGTCGACCGATGCCCCGCCGCTGTTGTAGAACCGCACGGCGATCTGGCCGCTTACGTTCATCCAAACCAGGAACAGATGCGGGCTGTCGTAGCGGGTGACAATGCCGCGGTTGGATTGGCCCGCGCTGGGCTTCACCAGACATTCGAGGGTGATGCCTGTCAGCGCATCCATCCATGCGGCGGCGGCGGTGAAACCTGGCTGGGTGGTGGCCCCGTCAGAGTCGCCGACCAGCAGCCCCAGCCCCGCTGTCTTAGCGGCAAAGTAGGTGCCATGGCGGGCATGGGTCGAGGTGTCGGCCATCTGGGTGCCGCTGGATTCGCCCAGTCGGTAGTAGGCCTCTGGGTTGTCGGCCAGCACGTTGTCGCGGTAGCCCGTCGGCGTCGGTGGCGGCGGTGCTGGCGCGGTGTCGTAGGCGTGCAGGGTGCCGAACCTGTCGAGCCACGCGACGCCTTGCGCCGAGTCGCGGGTGATGGCCACCTGGTCGAGCGCGCTGGTGGAGTCGTTGCGGGCCACCACGGTGGCGTTGGGCACCTGGTTGCCTGAGCCGTTCACATCCCAGGGCACACCGCAGCCCTCGAGCACATAGGGCAGCTCGGCGATGGTGCCGACGCCCTCGCCGCGGGCGATGTTGGCCAGGCGCGCCAGGGCGTCGACGGCGCTGAGCATCACCTTGGCCCGCTTGGGCGCTGGCGTCTGCGGGTCGTACGTGACCTCGGCCTGGGCTATCGCGCCCGTAAACACTGGGGTCAGCTCGGCCCCGCCGTCGGGGTAGGCCATCAAGCGACAGGCGCGGCCTGGCCTGATGAGTGTCGAGGCGGCTGGGTCCAGGTTGGCATCGAGGATGGTGGCGGTCATTGTGCCGACGTTCAGGCTTTGGCGGGCCACGGTGATGTCGTGCGTCGAGCCGATGATGTCGACCCAGGACGCGGGCGGGATGTAGGGCAGCCCGCCCGTGGTCACCTGCCCAATCTGGAAGCTCGACATCGAGGTGCCTGGCTCGACCTGAACGGCGTCGATGTAGAACGGCTGCGATGCGGGGCGCAGAAACGCGGGGTAGATGGCGACGGTGGCGAACGCTGCCGACGGCGGCGTGGTGGCGGTCGCGTGCAACCGCTGAAACGACCCACCGCCCACCACGTTGTCGGCCCTGCCCAGGTTGAGGGTGGTGGTGGCGGGGCTGAGCGCGTGGTGGTCGATGTCGTACCAGGAGAGCTGGGCATAGACATCGACGCTGTAGGTGCCAGTGCCGAGCGCGAATGCTGACGTGGTGTAGTCGCGCCCGCCGCGCACGGCGAACTCTGCCGACCTGACGCCAGGCGTGGCTGAGGTGCTGAGCTTGGTGGTCTGGGTGCTGGTGCGGGCGTTGTCGTTGGCCCCGCTGCTGGCCACCCAGTCGTAAGTCACGTCGGTGCTGTCAGCCGTGGCCCCGTCGAAGTAGGCCCCGATGATGCCGCCGCCTGGTATCTGTTTCTCGACCAGGAAGCGGTCAGCGTAGGCATCCATGCCAGCCGTGACGGTGCGGCCCGTGGTGAACCTGATACAGATGCGGACGCCAGCGGGCACGGCCCCGTGGTCGAGGGCTGGCACCGTCAGCCAGGACGCACTCACCAGGTCGAACCAGACGCCCTGGTCGGCGGCGTCGAGGGTCACACTGGCCATGGGGTAGGCCACGGTGTTGAGCGCGTTGCCCGCCGCATCGGTGAAGTAGGCCGATAGCACCACCTTGGTGCCATCGGTCCAGGTGCCACCAGGCTGCCCGAACCTGAAACGACATCGCCCCATGAGGGCGTCGCCAGGCACCACGGGGATCATGGCGTGTGCGGTGCCTCGAGCTGCGCACGCGGTCGTGGTGCCGTCGCCGTGCAGCACCAGCGCACCACCGTCCTCGGTGATGCCACCAGTAGCCCGCCCGATGGTGGTGTGCCCGTCGTAGGCCGCCCAGTCGGTCAGGTCGTTGGTGAAGTTGGGATTACGCACCCAGTTGGTGCGCACCGATGTGGCGGTGCTGCTGAGCTTGGCTGAGGCGGCCCCGTTGGCCTTGAGGCCAGTGTCACGGGCGATAGCCACGTTGGGCCCCGATGCCGCCCATGATGTGGTGATGGGCACCAGCTCGAGGCTGGGGTCTGGCACCAGGTTGACAATCATGGTGCCCAGCTCGCCCGCGGTGGCGGCGGTGGCCACCGTGACCTGGTTGAACCTCAGCGAGCACGGCTGGGCGTTGATGGCGTCGCCCGCGTTGCTGCGGGCCAGGTTGAACCGCAGCCGGAACTTGACCGCGCCCGCGGGTGCCGCGTTGGGCCCATACAGGACCACGCCCAGATCGTTGTATTGGTGCCACGGTGATGGGGTCGTGCTGCTGATGACGGCCCCGCTGGCGTTGAGCCAGGTGAACTGGTTGTTCACCCAGAGGCCCAGGGCTGGCGCTGGTGTGCCGCCGAGCAGCCGCCAGGACGCGGCGGCGTAGCGGCCAGCGGTGATGGGCATGTCCTCGGTCTGGTAACCCTGGATGCCGACCGCGCTGCTGGCGTAGGTCAGGCTGGTGCCGTCGCCGCTGATGGCGGTGTTGGCTTGGGGTGTGACCCAGCCCCAGCCGCCCAGCTCGCCGTTGGGGTTGGCCACCAGGTTGACCAGGCCCACTGGCTCATCGGCGACCTGCAACCGCAGCACGTCGGTGCTCGGAACGCGGGTCATGCCCGCCGCCTGCCGCCCGCTTGCTGGTAGGCGTCGAGGTCGAGCTGAATCTGCCGCCCGCGCTCGAGCTGTTGCACCTGCTGCGCGGTCAGCGTCACTGTCACGCTCATGTGGCTGCCCGAGCCGCTGGCGCTGGTGGTCAGGCCTGGGCTGCCGAACGCTGACACCACGTTGCTGGCCAGGCTGCGGCTGGCGGTGGTGGCGTAGGTGTCGCCGATGCCGAGCGCCAGGCCCTGGTTGACCTGGCTGCCGATGTCGCGGAACACGCTAGACGGGCTCTTGATGCCCAACGCCCGCTTGATGGCCCGCACCAGTGACCTGGCCAGCTTGGCTGATGCTCGGTCGAGGCGTTCGGCCTGAGACTCGAGCCCAGCCACCAGGCCCTGGGCGGCCTTGATGCCTGCCTGGAAGTAGTCAGTAGCCAGGGTGTCGCCCAGGTCGGTGCCCGCTGCCTTGATGGCCGCGCTGGTCTGGTTGAGCGTGGCGATGATGTCGACCTGGCCCGAGTCGATGGCGCTCTGGATGGCCTCGGCGGTGGCCAGGCCGCCCTCGACACCTGCCGCGGTTATCTGTTCGATCTGGTCGCGGCTCAGGCCCTCGCGCTGTAGCCGCTTGACCAGCACGGCGAACCGCTGGGCCTGCACCATGCGGGTTTTGAGCTGGTCGACCAGGTCGGCGATGACCACACCGCCCGAGTCCTCGCTGATGCCGAGCTGGGTGATGTCGCCGAACGCCACGAAACTGTCGCGGATGCCCGTGGCGTAGTCGCGGCTCGCCTGGGTCAGCTCGGCCAGCTTGCCCTTGGCGTTCTCGAGCTGGGCGGCCACCTTGTCCTGGGCCTTGCCCAGCCCCAGCAGCGCCTTGCGCTCATCGGCGGTGGCCTTGGTGACGGCCTTACTGTGCTGGGCCCAGGCCTTGCTGAGGGCGTGCAGTGCCTTGGTCTCGGGCTTGCCCTTGAGCCGCTTGCGGATGGCGGCCTGCCGCTGCTCGAGCTGGTGGGCCAGGGTGTGGTTGACGCGTTCAGTCAGCCGTGACAGGGCGGCGGATACGCCCGAGCTGCCGCGTTGCACGCCGAGCACCAGGCCGCGGGTCAGATCCTTGCCGAGCTGTTCGGTTTCCTTCGATGGCGACTGGGCCCGAGCCGCCGCACGGGCTGCCGCGATGCCCTGGGATACGGCGCTGCTCATGGCCGCCGACAGGCTGGTGCCCAGGCCGCCGACGCCCGCCAGGGTGCCGCTCTTGAGCGATGAGCCGACACCCAGGCCGCCTGTGTATGCGGCGCTCTTGGCACTGCTCGCGCCCGATGTCACACCAGCCTTGAACCCAGCCAGGTCGGGCTTGGCACCCTTTTTTAGGCCCTCGCGCATCGACCTGCCGACGGCCTCGGCGGCGTTGGCACCTGGCTGCCGCATCCCACCTATCTGCTCATCGAAGCTGCGGCGGAACGTCGACAGGTCGGCCTTGGTTTTGCCTGTGTCTCGGAGCTTGGCCCGTAGCGCCTCGACCTTGCGCACCGTGGTCTCGGTGCCTGTGGCGACGATCAGGGTTTTGACCTGCTTGGGCGTCAGGCGGTAGCGGCGGGCCAGCTCGGCGATGGCCTTGGTGGTGGGCAGCACGCCGTTGGCCTTGATGTCGGTGCGCGCCTGCTTGGGTATCCCCTTTAGCTTGCCGGTGAAGTCAGTAACGGCCTTGGTGCGCTGCCTGATGGTCGCGGCATCCTTGTTAGCAATGCCGATGCCAGAGCGGATGGTGTCGATGACGCCCTGGCGGGTGGCGCGGTCCTGTTGCAGCTTGGGCAACAGCTCGCCGATGGCGTCGCGTTGCTTGCCCCAGGCCTCGCGCTGCTCCTGGGTGGCGGTGGTGTCGGCGGCCAGCTTGCCGTTGAGCACGTCATAGCGACGCGCCAGGGTGTCGATGCGCGCGCCCTCTTGGTCATAGATGGCCTGTGATTCCTTGAGCACGCCGAGCACCTTGCGGCGGGCCTCGCCCTCGCCCGCCACGGCGGCCACCACGGTGCGGGCGCTGAGCCCGTAGCCCTGTAGCGACTTGATGGTGCCGTTGCGTTGCAGCTCGTCAAAGATCATGGCGCGCGAGGCGTCGGTCTGGGCCCCAGTCACCTGGTCGAGGGCGTCGCGCAACGCATCCCAGCTCGGCACGGCGACCTCGGCGGCCTTGGCCGCGCCTCTGGTGTTTTTCGCCAGGCCGAACATGAGGCCAGCCGCACCACCGATGGCCGCACCCCAGGGCCCGCCGACCGCGAACCCTGCCGCCGCACCGCCCGCGGTCGACTCGAGGGTGCTGAGGGTGTCGTTGGTCTCGGTGGCCCCAGCAGCCAGCAGCCCAACGCCCGCCAGGCCAGCAGCGCCTCGAGCCATCGCGCCCATGGCCTTGATGCCGCCCGTTGCCTTGGCCGCGTTGGTGGTGGTGCCGCCTAGGTTGGCGTTCAAGGTGGTCAGCGAGGCGGCCAGCTCGCGGTTGGCCACGGTGAGCTGGCGGGTCTGGGCTATCTGGAGGATGAGCCCAGCAACGGAATCCTTGCCCGCCACGTTGTTGAGCAACTGGGCGGCCTTGTATAGCGCGAACGCGGCGACCAGGGCGGGCAGAATCTTGGCCAGGGTTGAGGCGTGGTCGGCGGCGAACTTGAGGGCCAGCCCGAACACTGTGAACCCATCGGCCACGGTGTCGACGCTGACCTGGCCCAGCATCGGCAGTAGCTGCTTGAGCGAGTCGCCGATGTCGGCGAGCCCGTCGCCGATGTCGCCCCACTCGATGCCCTCGAGGGTGTCGCCCAGGGCGGCCATCATCTCCTGAGGGCTGCCGCTCTTGGCCCAGCCGTCGAGGGCCTTGCGCACCTCGGGCAGGTAGCGGCGTGCCAGCTTGGCCAGGGCGGGCATGAGGTCTTTGTTCATCACCTGGAACAGGTGCGTGACCACGGGCAGCAGCGCGTTGCCAATCTTGACCTTGAGGTTGTCCCACTGGGCCCCGAGCATCTGCTGTTGCTCGGCCAGGGTCTGGCTCTGTTTCCTGAACTGGCCTTGAGCGATGGTCGCCTGTTTGGTAATGAGGTTGCTGGTGGCCTGCCGCTTGGCAGCGGTCTGCACGGCGTTGCTGAGCTTGTTGAACTCTGCTGTCGACTTCACATGCGCGACGCGCAGCGCCTCGGTGTTGATGACGCTCTGTTTCAGCGTTATGCCGTAGTTCTGTAGGGGATCAAACTCACCTTTGAACGCTGAGGCGAGGGCGTCAACGGCGTCTTTGGTCTCGCCGCCGTAGGTGGCGGCCAGGTCGGCGCTGGTGGTGATGAGGTCTTTGGTCGAGCCGCGCAGCTTGTCCTGGGCCACGCCCTGGTTGCGCAACAGCGAGCCGATGATGTTGGCGCTGCTGCGGTACTCATCGGCTGACAGGCCTACGGCGAGGGCAGCGCGGTTGCTGTCTTTGATGACCTGGTCGGCGAACTTGCCGAACACTGCCTGGGTGCCGCCGAGCGACTGTTGGGCGCTTGATGCGGCCTCGATGCTGGCCTTGCCCAGGGCGGCGAGCCCGACGGCGGCGGCGGCACCAGCGGCCAGGGCTATCTTGCCGACGGCCCGCCCGAACCCTGCCAGCTTGCTCTGGCTGTCTTTGAGGTTGCTCGACAGTGAACTGTTGTCGGCGACGATGGCAACGCGCACCTCGCTGTTGCGGCCTGCCATCGGTTCACCTCCTGTCGCGTTCCTCTAGCGCCTCGATGAACGCGGCCACCTCATACGCGGTGAGGTGTTCGTATTCGCTGGGCGCGATGCCAGAGGCCAGGCAGAACTGGGCTTTACGGGTGGCCCGCTCGGCCTCGAGCTGGCCTAGACGTAGTCGCCGCTGTCTTTTGGGTCCTCGTCGTTGTCGTCCTCGTCGGCGTCGCTGTCGTCATCGACCAGGCCCAGCTCGCGGGCGATCTGGTCGACCTTGTGGCTGGTCATGTAGGCCTCATACGTCAGCCGCGTTTCGTGGCGGCGGGCGAGCACCCAGCCCAGGGCACCGATGAGGCCCACCTGGGGGTAAGCGTCGTTCCCGAGCGTGGTGATGCTCTGGCCTGCCTTGCGTTCGGCCATGGCTGACTCGGCGGCGGTCAGGCTGTTGATGCCCTGGGGCTCGGTGTCGGGCTCGCGCTCGGGCGGCTCGATGGCTGACACGGCCATGGGTGTGGTCCTTCCTGTCATGCCAGGCCCGCCTTGCGGACGTTGGCGGTTATCTCGGCGGCGATGAGGTCGGCGGCCTGGTCGCCCTTGGTGTCTGCGGCGCGGTTCAGGAAGTAGTTCCCGGTGATGTTGTGAGCTGGCCAGCCGTAGTTCTGCACGCCGCTGTAGGGCAGGGCGCTGACGATGGATGCCGACAGCGCGCGGCGCTCGAGGCGCACCGATGCGGCCAGCGCGCCCGTCCTCTTGCGGGCGTAGCCCTGGGCCTCGGCCACCACCCGCTCGCCGACAGCGCCCATGGGGTCGCTCATGTCGTGGCTGCTGGCCTCGAGCCGACCCATGGCGCGGGCCACCTCATCGTTGCCGGTGACGATGACCTGGATGCGGTCGCTCATGGCCGCACCAGCTCGGGGCGCTCGGTGCACGTCAGCCTGGTGTCGAACCACCAGGCGGTCTGGGCGTCACCACCGATGGGCGGCGACCTGTCGACGTAGACCTGGCCGGTGATGTGCGGCTGCTCGGCGCTGGGCGAGGTGTTGCCGTACGGCCTCAGGGTGTAGTCGAGCGGCGTAAAGGGCAGCGTTTCCCAGAGCATCGACCAGAACGCACCAGGTGCCATGTCGGGCAGGGCGGTGATGGCCAGAAACCAGGTCAGGTCTAGGCCCTGCTCTTTGTCGGTGAACGTGACTAGGTCGTCCTCGGTGGGCTCGGCGTCGAGCACCACCGTGCTGGCGATGCACTGCACATCGAGCCCGTCGATGGTCAGCGTCAGGTGTCGCCCGTCAACCCTCATCGAGCAGCCCCAACAGGTCGGCCTTGGTGTAGCCCTCTAGGTCGGCCTCGCTGTAGCCCAGGTCAACGGCGGCCTGCACCAGCTCGGCCTTGGTGTTGGCCATCGACATCGGCGCGGCCTCGGCGGTGCTGGTGTCAGCCGTTGCGGCTGGCGTGCGCCTCGCCCATGCCGGGTGCGGTGGCCTCAGGTTGTCAGGGCGTGGTGCCATCGGTCGGCCTGCCGATGACGGCCAGGTCACCCTCGAACGTGAACGCGGCCCCAGCGTCGCCGCCAAAAGGCACGTCCTCGGTCGGGCGACAGTTGCCCGTGCGGGTTGAGCCGCCAGCCTCGAGCACGAATGCCACCGAGTCGTCGCCGCCGTCCTGGCCTGCCAGGTAGGCGGTGTGCAACAGCTCGGTCACGGCCTCGGCCTGGCCCCAGTCTTGAAAACCAGCGATGTGCAGCGTCCACTTGCCGATGCCTGGCACGTCCTCCGAACCGCAGAACGTCGTAAGCGTTTCAGCGCCCTCGCTCGAGTCGCTGGTGATCTGGGCGGTAGTGAGCTGGCACTCAACCGCTGCGGTGTCAATCTCGAGCGTCAGTGTCTTGATGTAGTTGACGGCCATGGTGCGTTCTCCTGTCGGTTTCCCTAGGCCCTGACCAGGACCCGGAGCGTGTAGGCGGGCAGCTCTTGCCCGCTGATGAGCACCGAGCTGGGCAGGGCCACCTGCGGCTCGATGGATGCGATGCCCGCGGGCGGCTCGGCGTCCTCGAGCGCCAGGGCCACCTGGTTGACGAATGCCGACAGGTCGGCCTGGGCCTGGGTGTCCTGGTTGCGGGCGACGATGACCAGCAGCGGGTAGGTCCAGACAGAGCGGCAGAACGTGCCGCCTGTGTCGGCGTAGTCGATGGTGGGCAACTGGATGACCACGCACGGCACGCGGGCGATGTCGGCCACGTGGTCGTAGACGCGCAGCCCGTCGATGCCAGCGAGGGCGGCGGCCAGGCCCTTGCTGACATCGACGGCGGTGGCGGTGGTGACGGCCATCAGGCCACACCTATGACGGTCCAGGGTGCCTCGAGTCGAGCCACGTCGACATCGGTGGCGGGCAGCCTGGCCCCGGTGAAGTCACCAGAGCCAGAGCTGATCCCCACCACACCCTCGGGGCTGTTGCGTCGAGCGGCGAGCCGCTGGGCGCGCAGCCAGATGGCGGTGGTCAGGTCGTCGGTAAACGTCACGTCGCCGTCGGGCTCGGTGTCGTCGGCCAATGGGTAGGCCACCGTCATGGCCTGGGCAGCCAGGGCAGCCTTGAGCGAGTCAGTGAGCACGGCGTCATCGACGTTGTCGCCAGCGTCGAGGCCTAGCCATGCCTTGAACTGATCGAGGGTCGGCGTGCCCTGGGTGGCCATGGCTTACGGGCCCTCGGTGCACTGCACCAGCGCCTGGGGGCGCACAACCACTGTCTTGCTGCGGCGCTCGGCCAGCAGCGTGAACACATTGTGAATGAACGTGTCGCCGTGGCTGTCGGTGACATAGAGCGCGACCGCGCTGCGGAAAAACTGCGTGATGGCGGTGCGGAAGTCACCCACCAACGCCGTGCCCGCGGTCTGGCTCATCGACGGAATCACCGACAGGCCCCAGAACTGCTGGCGGATGACGGGCCCGTTGAGGGTGTCGCCCATCACGCCCACATCCATGGCCGCCCAGTCGGCGGGGTTGAGCAGCACCGCGCTGGGGTTGTAGCCCGCGCCCTGGATGGTGCCGATGCCGACCCGGATGGCACCCAGCAGCGAGTCGCTGGTGGCGTCGGGGATGGCGGCGGCGGCGGCGGTCACCGCGGCGGTGGCCTGGGCCTCTTCCTCGCGCACCACGTCGCGCTGTAGCTCGCCGTCGATGTAGCTGCGCACGGTGGCGTAGTCCTCAACCATCTGGCGGGTGAGCTGGGTCCAGACCGCGATCGTGTCGAGCACGGCGGGCGTAACCGTCGGGCCCCACTCGGCGCTGGGCTTGAGAGCTTCCTCGGCCACCACGGTGGCCCCGCCCGCCTTCTTTGCCCAGGCGATGAACTCGATGCTGTTGCCCGACACCTGCACGCGGTTGACGTTGTCGAGCAGCGGCGTCGGCGCGGGCGCTGGCGTGGTGTCGACCTGGGCGATGGTGCCCTTGAGGCCCGCGGCCACCAGGTCGGCAACGCTGGTCGGCAATGCGCGAGTCTCGATGCCGTCAAGGTCGAGCTCGAGGCGGCTCGAGGTGCCGCGCTGCCCGTAGCTGCGGAACTGGTCGGAATCGACAAACTGCTGGCCCCAGCTCGACCGCGTCTGTACCAGGTCGGTCTGGCGCTGTTGCTGCCTGGTGGTGGCCTTGGCCAGCTTGGCATCGAGCGCGTCGGCGCTCTGCTGCTGCTCGAGCAGCTCGGCCAGCGAGGTGATGCGCCCATCAAGGTCGGTGCCGCTCTTGCGCAGCTCGACATAGGTGGGGTCGTCGGGGTTGAACGTGTCCGACTCGGCGATGGCGACCGCTGCGGCCTGCACCTCGGAGCGTTCCTGAATCAACTTGTCTAGCACGGCGTTACCCATGGCGATGCCCTCCTGGCGTCGCTCAAACTGCGGGCGGCGTTAGGTTCTGGCGCGGCCATCGGTGTGGCGTGCGTCGACGTAGCCGACGCTCGAGCCATGCAGCGCGTTGGCTGAGCCAGGCGGTGCTGGGTGTCGTGCCGTGCAGCGGGTCGGGCGTTAGCCCTGAGCCCTTACGGCGCAGACGCTACGCCCGCGGCAGATGGTGCGTCCAGGGCGGCTCTGTCAGCCAGTAGGCCAGCTCAGCCTCGCGGCGGTTCTCGGCCTCGGCGTCGCGCACCGACAGCACGCGGGCATCGGTGCCGTAGGCCCCAGCGCCTACTGGGGAAACGCCCAACAGCACCGCCCTGTCATGGCGCACCAGGATGTTGTCACGGCGGCGGATGAACTGCGCATGTCGGCGCTGCGGCCTGAACTCCACCGACAGCTCATCAAGCACGGGGTTGGGCCCGCGGGTCAGGGCCAGGATGTCGCGGCCCGCCGCGGTCTGGGCGATGCGCAAGGTGCCGTAGATGCCATCGCCCTCATCGCGCAGCTCGACCGCGTTACCGACGACCACGCTGCGGTTGTGCTGCTGGTCGGTGACCTTGACCCGTGACGGGTTGCCGACGGCGGCGGCGAAACAGCCACGGCTGAACACTTCCCAGAGGCCCTGGCCTATCTCGGCCTCGACCTCATACGGGGCCAGCTTCACCTCGAGCAGCCCCTGGTCGGGGTCGACCTCGGCGACCTGGGCGGCCCTGGTGTGCACGGCCTCGAGGTCGTACAGGGCCTCAGTGCTGGCGGTCATGGCTCGGTCACTTCCTCGGTGGTCTCGGGCTCGGCCTTGGCCCGCTTGCTGGCCCGCTTCCTGGTGGCCTTGGGCTTGGCCTCTGGCTGCTGTTGGCGGGCCTCGCGGCGGCGTTGTTTCTTATTGGTCATCGGCGTGCCCTTCCGTTCATCGCCAGGCCTGGCTGAGGTGTAGGTGGCGCTGCTGGGGCGGTGCCAGTGCGGGCTCAGACTCAGGCACTGGCACCGCTGCGGGCACGGCGTCCGATGGCACGGGCCCCAGGCCCTCGAGCTGGCGGCATTCCTCGATGGTCAGCAGCCCCATGTCGAGCGCCAGCTTGTAGGCCGCGAACCGCTCGGATGCTGGCGGGTTGGCGAATCCGTCGAGGTTGACCTTGACGCCCGCGGTGCCAGCCAGCAGCGCGGTGAGCACGTCCTCAACCGCGGCGATCCATGCGGCGAGGCCAAAGTCTTTCAAGTCTTGGAAGTGGTCGCGCACGTTGCTGTAGGTCGCTGAGCCGCTGAGGCTGACGCCCAGGTTGTCGGGGCTCAGCGCGAACGCGTAGGCCACGTCCGCGATGCTGAGCCGCTTCACCTCGCCCAGGGCGGCGTCGACGGGCGACAGGTTCAGCGGCACGAAACTGGTGTAGGCGTTGAGCACCGCGATGCTGCGGCGGTCGCCGCCGTGGTTGGCCAGCCAGTTGGTGCGCAGCTCCTGGGCGTTCTCGGGTGTCAGCCCAGCGCCCACCGTGCCGTCGACCTTGAGATAGCCCGCGGGCACGCCACTGCGGAACGTGCCGGAGGTGTAGTCCTGCACCTGCCTGGTGATGCCGAACGCGCCAGGGCTCATCTCAAACACGCCCATGCTGTGACCCTCGGCGTCGACTGGGCTGTGCGGGTTGCGCAACGTCACCAGCCGATAGGTCACCGCGCCCAGGGTCACGTAGCCGTCGCGGTCGAACGCGACATCGTCGGTGGTCTGGTTGGTGCCCGCTGACAGCGTCCACACCAGCGTGCCGTCATCGTCGCGGACGGTCGACAGCAGGGCTGGGTCGACCAGCCGCAACGTGCCCGCCAGCGGCTGCCCGTTCATGTCGTCCTGGCAGATGAATCCCCCGACGCCCCACCAGAGCGCCGAGCGAATCCATGCGCCCCAGAACTCGGAGCGGGGCAGCTTGGCCACCGCGGGGTAGACGCTGTCAACGAATCGGGCGTCAGGCCTCAGCAGCATGGGGTCGGTCAGGAAGCGGCCCGACGGTTGCGGGCTGCCGTCGGCGAGGTCGACCTGGCGGAACGGTGCGGCGGTCAGCGGGCTGACAATGAGGCTGGTGGCTCGGGTGACGATGGGCAGGCCTGCCGCGCTCGCACCGAATCCCCAGGGCCCGTTAGGCCCGATGGGGTTGGCCAGGCCGCCGCTGTCGATGCCGAGCCACCAGACGGGCCCGTGGTTGCCGTCGCTCATCCAACCGTCGGGGCTGTTCTCGAGGATGTCGCCCGTGGCGCGGGTGTATTGGGCTCGCTGTTGCAGCCGTCGGCCCGCTTGGTTGAGCGGACGGTGGCGAGTCGGCACGTCGACCTCGAGGGTGCTCGATGGTTGCCGACTCAGGGCAGATGACCAGGTGCGCGACTCAGGCGCTGGCCAGCAGACTACGCCTGGTCACCCATCGGGCGGTATGACGCGGGTTTGGTAGCGGGCCAGCAGGTCTTTGATGTCGGTGAAGTTGACCCACTTGTTGCCGTCCGTGTGTCCGCTGCCGCCACGCCACCCGCGCATGAGGGTCTGTAGCGCGTCCACGGCACCCTCAGCCCGTAGGCGGTCCATCATGGCCCGTGCCCGTGCGTCTTTTTCGGCGGTTGGTGGCTGGCTCGGCATGGCCTCGAGGCTAGTAGACGGCGGCCACCTGGCGCGGCTGGCGGGCTCGAGCCACCGCCCACACCGCCGCCTTGACCGCATCGCCTCGATGTCGAGACACCACCCGCGGGCCCTCGGGTCCCCGCTGGGTGCGCAGCTCGGCGACCTGGTCGGCCAGCAGCGGGCCACCGTCATGGCGCAGCACGTCCTGGTCGATGAGCTGGCGCAGCTCGGTGGCGGTCTGGGTCATCCTCGAGCCGACGGCCTCGACATGCGGCTGGCCATCGAACGCGGGATCGGTGGCCAGCGTCTTACCCACCAGCACCACATCGGCCCCGACGCTCAGAGCCGATCTGGCGGCCTCGGGCACGTTCGGGTGGTCCGACACCCGCACCAGCACGCGCCAGGCGTCCAGAGGCCACGCCAGGGCCACTGACACGCCCTCCTGATACCAGGACTCAACCGCCGCAACCATCGGCGGCGTGCTCGGCGTCGCGTCCACCTCGAGGCTCGCCCACTGGGCGCTGGCCACCACCAGCGAGCCGACAGGTGCCCGCCGCTTGCCAGGGTTCGGCCAGGCGTTGCCGTACTGGCTGACGATGGCCTGGATGGGGTCGGGGTCGTCATCGGCTGGGTCGACATCACCGACCCTGGCCCGCTCGAGCTTGCGGGCGATCATCCGACGGCGCTGCTCGGACCAGTGCGGGCTCGCCGCCCGCCACACCTCGGGGTCGTCCAGGTCGGCCCCAGGCGGCATCCCCCACCAGAGCAGCAACGTGTCGGCCTCGGTCGCCGACCCATCCCCAATCTCGGTGATGGCGGTCGACATCCGACGGCGCATCAGGCTGGTGGCCCGACGGTTCGCCGTCGAGGTCATCCAAAGCTGGGGCTTGGTGCGTTCCATCAGGGCAGGCTCTAGCCCGTCATCGACGGTGCCAGGCTTCACCGCCCAGCCCTCATCGACCAGCGCCAGCCCCGCGGGGTAGCCGTACACCCCATCCTGGGAACGCACCAGCCAGCGGCTGCCATCCGGGGCGTCGATGGTCTCCTTGCCGTTGCTGCGCAACACGTGCCAGCCAGGATGGCTGTCGGCGTACGCCCAACCCTGGGCCCACACCTCGCGGCATATCTGCATGTCGCTGCCGGTGTGCATCACGGTCTGAGGCTCACCGAACCAGTCGGCGTCGGCCATCCGGTGCATCGCCACCGCGAACATGCGGCGGCTCTTCCCTGACCGCCGTGGCGTCGACTCCACCACCGTCGACCACACCAGCTCGCCGTCGGCGTCATGCTCATACTGCCGCCGCAACGCGAACCGCTGCCACCAGCGCAACGTCATCCCCAGCTCGGATTCGATCCAACGTTCGGCCACGTCGCCGTAGCTGCCGACCGCGGTGGAATGCGGCGGCGTCATCACCAGCGGCCAGGAGAACTCTGGCGGTGTTTCCATCAGATCGACCAACCACGGCACGGCCTCGAGCGAGGCAGGGTCAAACACAGGCAGGCCATGGTCAGTCTGAGAGAGAACTTGGGAGG